CATCAACCGGCGGTCGGTCTTCAGGCCGAGGTCGGCGTTCAGCTCGAAGCTAGAGAGGCAGGTTTCGGTGCCGTCGACGGTGACGTTGAGCTGAGTCCAATCGAAGGTGGTAGCCGAGCTCGGGGACACGGCGGAGCCTGCACCGGTGGCGGTGCCGATGTCGCGGGCGTCCCAGTCGATGTCGAGGGTCAACAGGCCACCGACTTCGTGGGCCAGTTTCCACCCGGTGATCGCACACCCCACCGCCGTGAAGGAGCGGACTGTGTCGCCGGAGTCGACCCGCTGGATCTGGGTGGTGAAGTAGTCGTCGGGGGCGGCCGTGGTCGTAGCGAACGTCGACAGGTAGGCGATCGTGGAGGCTTGCTGGGTTGGTCCGGTGGCCGAACCGAACATGGCCTGGAAGAGGAGCCCGGCGCCCTTGTTGAGAACGTCCCAGGAGGTGGTGCCGGTGCCGCCCATGTTGATTGTCTTCTGCCGGTCGGAGCCTTCACCCTGCATGCCGGGGCGCATCCCCACCGACGGCAGGGATTCCTGTTGGCGTTTCCACCCGTCGGTCTTCACCTCGTAGGCCCGGGCCAGGGCGACGGCGGTGCCGTACGTGGATTCCTTACCAACAGAGAAGGACTGGTCGAGAATGGTTGCCATCGGCTACTCCTCCTCAGGAGCGGGAGAGGTGGTTGTGGTTTCGCCGTCCCAATCGTCAGGGGCGAGGGTGGCGGCGTCCGTGGGAAGGATCTCGATGGAGGCGCCTCGAGCGACGACCCGGCGGTCGCCCGAGGGGAACAGGACGACGACTTCGTCGATGCCGCCCTTGTAGGTCACCTTCACGGTCTTGGCCATCTCACAGCTCCACGTTGACTTCGGAATGGACGTCCACGTCGTAAGCGACGGCGTGAACAGGAACACTCGCCGAGGCGAGCCGCCCGGGGTTCAACTCCCACCCCTCGATCCAACAGGCGATGTTGTGGACCCCGAGGCTGGGCATCGTCGTGGCCTGGAACACGGTGACCACCTCACCCAACAGCTCCGCGGCCCGGGCTTCCACGGTCTCCAACGTCTGGTCGGCGGTGTCGGCCGCTACGAGGATCACCAGGGTTGACGTGGCCTCTTCCCGGTACTTCACGTGGGCGGTGCCCTTGAAGCCCCGGAGGTTGACGGTGGAGCGGGCCTCGGCCCAGTAGATGACCTCGACGTTGCCGTTGTCGGCCAGCACCTGGTCGTTGTTGGTGGGGGGCGAGTACTGGACCCGCACCCCCTCCAACCCTTCACCCGCGCCCGTGACCGCCTGCAGGGCGGTGATCAACCAGGACCGCATGGTTGGGACACCGGTACCGGCGGTCACACGAACCCACCGGTCGGCTTGCTCGGGTCACGGCTCGCCAAACGCCACAGGGGACCGTACCAGTCGATCACAGCCTTCGGGATCGAGAAGCTGGGGAATGCGACCTGGGGGACCTCGTAGTCGGTGGCCCCGATCCCCTGGGTGTTCCACTGCTCGGAGCGCCACTGGTGACGCAACAGGAGCCGGGCACCGTGCTTGTACCAGGGGTCGATGTTGGCGGTGGCGGCGAACCGGCCGGCGGTGTAGGTGACGGCGATGTTGTCGCGCCCGTCTTCCCACCACCAGTCGTCGTCACCGGAGCGGCGCCACAGTTGCCCCTTCTCCTTGTCGATGTGGTAGTCGGAGGCGCTCAACGTGACCCCGTCCTCCACCACCGTCGTCATCGTCACCACCGGCCAAGACCGCAGCTGGATCAGGGATTCCCGTTTGGTGTCGACGCCCCCGTCGTAGGTGTCGGCGGTGATAGTGCGGATCACGACAGGCCCAATGCCCCGGTCGATCGAGATGGAGCAGGCGGTGATGAGGAGGGCGATGTCGGTGTCGTTGGCCGTGGACGTCCCCTGCCGCAGGGCGGATCGGCCCTCGGCCAACGTGAGGATGTCCTCGGTCGCTGCCACGAGCTACCGGACCTCGTCCGCGACATCAACCGGGCGGGTCTCCCTGCCGACAGCGGCCCGCTTCACCCGGGGTTTCTCCACCGCGACACCCAGCAGCGTGCGGATGTCGTTGGCTCGGGCCTCCAGCTTGGGACGCTGGGTGTCGTCAGCTCGGGCGAGGCGGGCTTCGACGCCGGTGAGCTCGGTCTCCAGAGCGGCGCGCACGTTCGGTTCCATCACAGTTCCTCTACTTTGAAATCGGCGAACTCCAGCACCGTCACCGGCACCGAAGCGGGCGGCCAGTAGGTGAGGTTGTCGCCGCCGTACATGACCCGGAAGTGGCAGTGGGTGATCTCGTGGGGCTGATCGGGGGCGAGGAGCTGCATCGTCTCCTCCCACCTGGTGGCACCGTTGACCCGCCACGTCACCTTGCTGCGGCCCTGGCCGGCGGGGCGGTGCTCGACCTCCACCAGGAACGTCCCGCCTTTGGAGAGGCCGGGGATGATCGGGGCACCCCACCGCAACGTCCCATCGGCGTAATCAGGGCCCCACCACTGCTCCGCCACCTGCGGCTTGTGCTGCCCATACACGTAGGGGCCAAGCCCGATCTCGCTACCCCGGATCGCCCACGCCGGACAATCAGAGAAGTTGGCGGGACCGATCCGCCCGCCACCAGGGAAGAACCCCGTCTTGTGGCGGGCCAAGCCGGGGAGCTTCCCTGATTGGCCCCACGCCCACGCCGCCCCCGGCGGACCGAACGTCACTTTGTACGACAGTCTTGCCGCCGTGACAGGACGGTTGAGGGGGATGGCGGCGTTGGGGATGTTGGCCCACTTGGCCCGGTCCAAATGAACCCGGAACCGGCCATCGGGGAACACCTGCAGCTGCGACGACTGATCGGCCCACATGCCCTGGTCGGCGCCCCATAGCTTGGCCGCCGCCGGGAACATCGCCTTCAACTTCTCCAGATCAGTGGAGACGCCGACGTTGGCCGAGACGCCTTGCGCCACCTCGAGCACGACCCGCCCCGTGGGCTGCGGTTGGGGGGTGACGGGTGGGATGTAGGCGGCCAACTCCCGGTTGAGGGTGGCGGCGTCGTTGCTTACCTTGGCGGCGAGGGCTCGCATTTCTTCGAGGTTCACAGTGTGCTCCCTGTGGGTGTTGTCACCGGCCGGCCGTGCGGTGAGCACGGACCAGGCGGCCGGCCGGTGACGATCAACTAGGCGCGTAGCAGCGCTTCTCTGTTCGGCCCTTGTCCGTGTTGCATTGGAGGTGGGCCAGCTTGAGGTTGGCGAGGTCGTTGGTCCCACCGAAGATGAACGGGATGACGTGGTCGATGGAGGGCGCCATCAGCTCCGGCGGAGACAGTGCCACGTCTACAGTGCCGCCGCAGATGTGGCGCGTGTAGTTGTCTCTGACGATGATGAAGGCCCGGTTGAAGTACTCGCCCTCGATTCCAGGTACCCCGTAGTACTCGGAGCGGGCGTTGATCCTCTTGATCAGGTTGCTCGCCGATGTCCTGCACTTGTCGGTGCAGAACAGGGCATCTGTTCGCTTCTCGGCGTCCAACGGTGTGGTGCAGTGAAGGCAGATCCGCTTGGGTTTGGATGCCTTGAGAGCGACCCTCGCTGCTTCGTTTCTGGCCTTGCCCTTGCAGGGGCGTGAGCAGAACCGCTGTCGTTTCGCTTGCCTGGCCGTGCACTGGAACACCGTGCCGCAGAACTCGCAGGTCTTCTCGACCAGCCCGCCGCTGCGGCCCACGTACCAATCCCGGTAACACTGCTTGCACCAGGTCGGGTCGGGCTCCCCGTCCCGCTCGTAGAAGTCCGACCCGACCTTGATGAGATGACACTTCCTGCACTCGTAGTAGTCCATACACCCATGTTAGACGATAGGTGTGCGGGTCTACTAGAGGAAAGGGTCAGAACGTTGGGGCAGCCAACCCTGAACCCGAGACGATGCTCGTGGACTCCGGGCGACGGTGTGGCATAAATGCGCAGTAGCTCCAGAGCTGCAGCCGCACGGTCAGGTTGCCCGACAGCACTTCCTCCAGCACCCGAGTACGCACCGGGCCCTCCCACAGGTACAGCTCCGAGGGACGGGTCATGATGATGACATCCTCGGTGCCGCCACCTGCGGTGGTCGGAATCGAGGTGTCCACGTAGATGGGCCCGAACGGGCTGGTACCCACGAAACCCTCGACGGCGTTCTGCCCAGCGATGTACGGAGCGTTCTGCGGGCCCTGTGACTGGAAGACAGCGAAGGGGCGGCTGCTGGAATCGAGGGCCGCCATGATCCACGCCCAGCGGCGGGGATGCATGATGATGACCTCGGGCGGCAGGAACCGGGTGGTGCCGATCTGCTGCCACGAATCAGCGAGCTTGGGGTACAGCTCGGCAACCGTGGGAGAGGCATCGGTGTAGGCCGTGGTGTCGACCGAGCTGATCGACCGGATGCCGAGCATCTGCCCCGACGAGTTGGAGCCGGAGAGCACCTGGACGTTGAGCTTGGTGGCGTGATCGGCCGACAGGTCAGCCAGGATGATCTGATCGAACGCGATGGGCGACTGATCGAGGAGCTGCATCGCCACGTCCTGCTGGCCGGCAATGGTCCGCACCGACGCCTGCACCGAGGTATCGGCCAGGTCGGTCTCGTTCACAGCGGCGTTGTCGGCCGTCTGGACCGCCACGGCAGTACCGGTGGACAGCTTGGGGATGTTGATGGTGTCGGTGCCACCGGGGAGCGGCATCGACCGGCACAGGTTGGCGGTGACCCGCCCCGCCCGAGCGAGATCGATGTATTCCTGCATCATCCACACGGGGGGAACCGCATAGCCGCCGGTCCCATCGGTCCGGTTGAGGTCACGGCGTTCCTGCTCGTACCGAACCTCGGCCCCGTCGACCTCACCGGTCTTCGGGTTTGAGCGAGTCCCGAACATCCGGGCTTCGAACTTGGGGGCCTCAACCCGCATCTCGGCGGCGTGCTTCTCCAGCCGTGCCCGAGCCTCATCCTGGGGGATGCGCCCGTGGCCCGTGCGATGAGAGATCAGGTCGAGCAGGTAGCTGGACCGATGGTCGTCCTTCTCGTAGGTGAGGGGTTCCCGGCCGACCCGCACAGCGCCCTTGGCGACCTCACCAGCGGCGTCGCGGCGCTCGTCGGTGGCACTGATGGAGGCCTGACCTTCGGCGGCCTCAGCGGCCCGCAGGTCGGTGAGGGTGACGTTGAGGGCGGACACCTCGTTGGTGAGGCGTCGTACCTCGTCGCGGGCGGCGGCGATGGCCGAGGCCTCGTCGTCCGAAGTGGCCCGGTTCTCTGCGAGGCACAGGTCGAGGATGTCGTTGTTCCGCTTCTCAGCGGCGGTCTTGAGGGTGGCGAGCTGCGCGAGGCGCTGCTCGATCTGAGCGATATTCACTTGGGGTCTCCAGTGGGAGCGGGGATGGTTAGAGGCGAAGCAGGTGCAGGAGGTGGACCGGCATCCCACCGGTCACAGGCTGCGACTCCGACATCCCGTCAGGAGCGCTTCTCAAAGCCAGGCGCTCGGTGATGAGGGCCTGGTATTCGCGTAGCTCGGCGTCATCGGCGAGCTGCAACGACCGCTTCACGTCGTCCGTGGCGGAGATCTTGATGTGGGTGGCGTCCGACGCACCGAACGTCACAGCCGAGACGTCGCCCCGGTGCAGGTTGAACTTCTCGATGTAGCGGACGGCCATGTCGTCGTCGGGGAAGTCGGGGTGGTTCGTCCACCGCTGCTCGGTGACCCGGAAAGCGAACGACATCTCGTCGACGTCGCCCCGTTCCATCTTCACCAGCAGGTTCGACACTTCGGTGTCGCGGGTGTCGAGGTCGGAGCCGACACCCAACCCGGTCTTCGTCCCTGCCAGCTCGAGGGTCTTGGATTTGGTGCGGGCGACGGGGAGGCCGGCGTGGTTCAGGAGGAACACGACGTCGGGGTTCTCGGACAGGGTTTCGTCGGCGGCGCCCTTGGAGGTTTCCTCGTACCAGCCCGTGTTGGCTGGCCCGCCGTACATGTCGTACCGGTAGCCCCACACGGTCGCTTCGCCTTCGACCCTGACGAGGGATGATGAGCCTCGCGCCCCTCGGATGTCGGTGACGGCGAATGGGAACGTCACGATCTGCCGTTCGGGCAGGATGGGGGCGTTGCGCTTGGTCATTGTGGTGGTGTCCCATCTGACGGGGGCGACGATGAGGCCGGCTGGAGTTGGGCTTCGAGGGCGGCGGCGGCGTCGATCATGTTCAACGGCTGCAAGTAGGTGTCGCCGCCGGGGATGGGGGTGAGGTCCAACATCTCCCGAATGTCGTTGGTGCTGAGCCAACCCCACTGTTTGCCGATGGAGAACGCCTGGTAGGAGTCCAACACCCGGCCCCGGAGGAGGGCCCCGACGTTGGCTTTGACGAACTGGCCCCTCGGGAGTAGGAAGCTGAGGGCCTGCTCGATGCGGGCCAACCAGGCGCCCAGGGTGTAGGTGACGAACCCGAGGCCCATCTCCTCGATCCCTGTCCCCCATGATGTGGTCTTGTCGACGTCACCGACCATGTGCGGCGGCACCCGGTACAGGGCAGCGATCTGGCCCGACTGGAACCGGCGGGTCTCGATGAACTGCGATTCCTCCGGGGTGATCGAGATGGGCGCCCACTCAAGGCCCCCGTAGAGGACGGCCGGTTCCCGCGACAGGCCACCGTAGGTTTGGACCCACTGCCGCTTCAACGCCTTCGCGTCATCGGCCCCGATATCGCCCGCGACCTTCAGGTAGCCGGAAGGGTGGGCGCCGTCACCGAAGAACCGGGCCCCGAACTCCTCAGCCGCCATGTTCAGGGCGATCCCCTGCTTGCCGGCAAGGATGGGGGAGACGCCCCGGAGGGTACCGGCTTGGGTGTACCCGGTGAGATGGACCATCGTGCCACCGTCGCGGACGGAGCCCATGACGGCCCCGTCGTGCATCTCGAACACGGTCCGGCCCCGGGAGTCGAGTTTCACGTCACGGACCCGGGAAGGGTGGATCGGGTAGAGGGCGGTGGGCCACCCGTCGGGGCCTTTGGCGGCGATCTCGATGTAGGCGTTTCCGTCACCCAACAGGGAGTCCACGATGCGGTGTTTGAACGAGAACTCCGATGCCATGTCGCCCGGCATCGGGTCGGTCAACAGGATCGGTTGGGTTGGGGTCTTCGAGGCGTAGGAGCGGACCTGGCCGGTTTCGTCGGTCCAGGCCTGCATTTTCATCGCCCGGAACGGGAGCATGGCGATCGAGTCGGCGATGAGGGACCGGCATTTGAAGACGTCGATGTGGGCCAGGGCGGTGTCGGGGGTGACGAGGGGCCCGGCGAACGACCGGTATCCGTCCAGAGGACCGGGGATTTGGGCCGCCTGGGCCCCAAAGTCCCGGCGTTCTGTGCGGTTGGCGAGGTTGCGTAGAACACCCACTCAGAGCAACCCCCAGTAGTCGGCGGCGACACCGACGAAGAACAGGACGGCACCGACAGCGATCACGGCGGTGGCCGGCCCCCCGAACAGGAACCCGAACGCCCCTGCCATCAAGAGAAGACCGGCCACCCAGACCGCTGTGGACAGCATCAGCGCAGGATGTAGTAGACCGGGGTCGCGACAGCCGTGCCGGAAGCGATGGTGGCCGGGGCCGTGGCACCGAGCGAGGTGCCGTGGGTCCACGCCATGGTGGGCATCCCGGTGATGATGGCCCCAGACATGACGGCGTTGTGGTACGCCATCCCGGCCAGGGTGGGGACCGTCGAAGCGGTGAACGAGATGCACACGTAGTACAGCCCCGACGTGGTGATCGTCTGGGCCGTCGCCAGGGACACCGTGTAGGCCGTGTTCGCCGACCGGGCGGTGGACCCGAAGTCGGCGGTTTGGGCCATCAACGTGGGGGCCGTCTGGGAGACGGTCGCATCGTACAACGCTGCGAACCCGGCGGTCGGGGTACCGGCGGCGGTGGTGGCCACCACGAACGTGATGGAGCTCACCACGTCACCGGCCTGCAAAGCGATGGCGGTGGAATGCCCGACACCAGTGGCACCAATGGCGTTGTTCGCCGTGGCCGTGTTCCGGGGCAGGGTCGCCCGGAACGTGTCGTTGCGGGCGATGGCGGGGCCTTCGAGGATGTGCTGCTCAGCGAACAGCGGGGGCGCCTGACGGGTCATGATTGGGTTCCCTCCATGGGGGCTTGATTGCTTCGCCCGACGTGCGGGACAACTAGTACATGCCGACCCGCACCTGCGCGGGTTCCACCATCGCCCCGTAGTGAGCAAGGGACCCGGCAACCAGGGGGCAGATGTCGACCGTGGACGACGACCGGGACCACGCCCACGTGTCACCGATCACCCTGCGCCTCGCCCCCAACAAGGCCGACGTCAGCGACGCTTGGCCGAGATGACGGAGAGTGCCGTTGGTGATCGCATCGGCGAACAGGGGGGCGGCGCCACCGGTACGGGATTGGGTGCGGACATCCACCCCCCTGGCCTGCAGGGGCTCGATGAACGCTGCCGCCGGCGACGACAGCTCTATCCACACCGGGGCCTCCCACCGCTTGTACAGCTCGGTGAGGCGGGCCAGGCACCACTCGTTACCGGGGAGGTGTTCCACCACCTCCACGTGGGCCCGGGCATCGTCGATACGGACCCCCGCGACAGCTATCGCCGCCTGGTCCCGTTCGGGGGTGACGTCGAACCCGAACCCCAATGGGCGGGGGATGCTCGAGTCGCCGTCGATCAAGGCCTGCCAGCGGGAAGCGTCGAACGCCGAAGCCCCATCAGCATCATCAGGGACGCCGAGGCGTTCCCGTTCGAACTCCCGGGCCGGCATCGAAGCAAGCTCGGTCTCGATCCACCGTTCGGTGAGCCGGTAGCCGAGCGCAGGGTTGGCTTGAGCCCACCCTGCCCGGTCATCCAAGGGGGTGCCGGGCTCCACCGACCATTCCATGTAGGCCAACCGGCCTGGGGTGTCGCCCACGGCCCTGGCCCGCAACTGGTGAAGGGCTTCGGAGTCGTGCATCGCAGCCGACGACGCCATCCACACCTGCGGGTTGGGACGGGCAGAGAGGGTGGGGAGGAGGGCGCCCAGCTGACTGGAGTGGAGGGCGAAGGCCTCGTCGAGGACGACCAGGTCGGCAGAGAAGCCACGGCCGGAGCTTCGCGATCTGGCAAGGAAGCGGATGCGGGACCCGTCTTTGAACTCGATGCCGGTCTCGGCGTTGGACCGGCGGTCCTTCAGCCACCGGCGCCGCAGCGACGGGTTGTCCTGCACCATCCGCGACACCAGGTGATGAGTTTCCAAAGCCGTTTTGAACTCGTGAGCCGAGTAGATCACGAGATTGGCATCGAAGATCGTTACCGCTGCTAGGGCCAGCGCTGCCAGGAGGACGGATTTTCCGTTCTGACGAGGGACCACGACACAGGTTTCGAGGGCCAGGAACGCCCCATCGGGGCCCTGGGCTAGCCCGATGTCGAGCACTCTTTCCTGCCAGGGGTCTAGGGTCACCCCTGACTGCTTGACGAGCGCTGCTACTTCGGCGCCGGCACGCTGCCCGATGGTAAGCGGGGTGCCGACCTCGATCCTAGGAAGCTGCGATCCGAGCGGCACGCTTGGCTCTTAGCTCGTCAACCTGGTCGATTTCTTCGTCTGGGGCCAGCTGGGATAGCTCTAGGTTCACAGCCCGCAACTCTCGACTTACTCGCGGCAGGTCCTTCGGATCGACCACATCAAGAGCCCCGACAAGGCGATCCCGCAGCTTCTCCAGGTCGTCTAATCGGCTCACCATCGCTGGCTCCTTGGTTCCTGGACCCTGTTGCCTGCCAGCGAGTTACACGACTTGTGCTCCGGCATCAGCGGTGACGTGGGATCGGCGTCCCTCACATGACCGGCCTGCCACGGATCGCCCGGACGGGCTAAGTCTCCGCAGCGCCAACAGCGGGTGTTCGGGTTGGCGTTGGCGTTGTCCCTGACCACCTTGGCCCGGCGGTGGTAGGTGCCTCGGTAGTGAGCTCGGTTTCTGGCTGGCATGGATCCTCGTGCTGGTATCCAAGGTAGTCAAGCGCCCGCCCCAGGTGACCCCTGCCCCGGAGCGCTTCGACCCTTCCGAGCAAGGTGTTGCAAGAGAGGCAGAGCAGGCCTCGCACGCAGCCCCCGCAGCTGAGCTCCCCGGGACAGCATGTGTGGTCATGGTCGATAGCGAACGGCTTGTCGTTGTGGAAGCCGGCCAGCCGCAACGGT